ACGTTTATTATTCCAGCTGCAGGCGTCGGTGCCCCGCACAAAAGAGAGCGAGTCTGGATTGTGGGCTACTCCAAACACAATGGATCACTTACCACCAAGATCAAAAGAGGGGACAATAAAATTGATGACAGGACAGAGGAAAGGAAGAACACGACCCTCGAACCTGAGAGAGCAGGTAGATCCAGAGACAATGAGACTATGGAGAACACCAGACGCAAATTGCATGAGAGGTCCAGCGTCGGAGAAAAGAATGAAGATGAAGCTAGAAAAGAAAATGCCAATAAGTTTGAACGATCAAGTAGCGAATCCGCATCTAATGTGGCCAACACCAAGAGCGAACAAAGTATTTCCAAATATTACAGAGAACAACCGGGAGAAACTAGCGAACAGGAACAAATCAAATCTAGAGGAAGTAATAGCTGGACATTGCGGGAGGCAAGTTGGCTCTCTGAACCCAATGTGGGTAGAGTGGTTAATGGGTTACCCGGCAGGGCACACAGACTTAGGGGATTGGGAAATGCTATCGTCCCGAAAATTGCGGAAGAAATCGGAAGATCAATAATGAAAGTATTGTCATGAGAAATTTATTCGAAACCTGTATAGATGTTGGCAGCGGTTTGATCTTATCAACATTGATACAGCTTTGGATCTTTCCATATTTTGGTATGTATCCAACAGTGTGGGAGAGTTTTCATATAGCTGTTATATTTACAGTTATAAGTATTGGCAGAAGCTGGTGCTGGAGAACTTTATTCGGAAGGAGACGTTATGGAAAAAGAACCTAGACTAAGAATTCTTAGCCTTGGAGCAGGCGTACAGAGCTCTACAATGGCCTTGATGGCAGATGCTGGAGAGTTTGGTGTAAAACCTGATGCAGCTATATTTGCAGATACAGGATGGGAACCTGAACCAGTGATCAAACATCTTGAGTACCTTAGAACCATTCTAAGTTACCCGGTGTACTTGGTAAAGAAAGGCAATATCCAAGATGACATACTCACGGCTCTCGCACCAGGCGGTAACCAATTTGCTTCGGCTCCATTCTATACTCTGAATGAACAAGGTAAAAAAGGTATGGGCAGAAGACAATGCACAAGAGAATATAAGATTACTCCGATTGCAAAAAAAATTAGAGAATTATGTGGATTGAAACCAAGACAAAGGTTTCCAAAAACAGATCACGTAGAAGTATGGGTAGGAATATCAACTGATGAAATCATGCGTATGAAACCATCAAGATTTTGGTGGCAGAAAAATGTATGGCCATTAATTGATAAGAGGATGTCTAGAACTGATTGTCTAAAATGGTATGAAGGAAAAGGGTTTAAGATACCTGTTAAAAGTGCATGTATTGGCTGCCCTTTTCATGATGACAAATTTTGGATAGATATGAGAGATAACAGGCCGAAAGAATTTGCATCTGCTGTAGAATTTGATAAAAAGATGCGTATGCATAATCCTAAGGTAAAGAACTTTGTACACAGACAATGCGTTCCATTGGATCAAGTAAAGTTCAAGGATGATGAAAAGATAGATTTATTTAATCAAGAATGTGAGGGTATGTGTGGACTTTAGAACATTAATTATTCAAGCATTAGAAGATAAATATAATGCAGATATATCAGAGGCAGAAGCAACATTAAAAATATACTTAGAAAAACCAGTAGCAATTGGTGAGCATCCACAACATGTACAGGAAGCTGACAAATTGGTAGAGAAAATAGCAAACGCACAAGAAAAACTAGAAATACTAACAGGATACAAACTATGACGAACCAAGATGACATCAACAAAGCGTTTCCACAATACACGCAGGTAGGTGGGAACCATTATACAAAATTTGTAATTCAACCATACGAGTTTATCGCAAAGAACGCATTATCATTCTTTCAAGGATGTGTTGTGAAATATGTTTGTAGATACTTAAAAAAAGGAGGCATACAAGATCTTGAGAAGATAAAACATTATTGTGATCTAGAGATACTAAGGTTAAAGCAATTACAAAAGAAAAAATGAATATAATAAAAAAAGAAATCAAAGTTAAAAAGTTTGGTTTTACATTAGAGATTTACCCACACTTAGAAGACTCAAACGCTGAAGGGTTTGCATTTGAAATATTTCCTCATGACTATCATGCAGCATTGTATGCATTTAGTAACAAGGATAGCTTAAATAAATATATAAAAGAGAATTGCATAGAGGAAAAGAAATGACAGGTTTACAATTTACATTTAATTTTAAAAAACATATTTGGTCTTGTCCATCAGAGTACAAAGATCTAAGTGCATATGATGAGATAGCAATCGATTTAGAAACTAGAGACGAAGGTATTAATAATAAACTTGGTGCAGGTTGGGCAACTGGTAATGGATACGTTATTGGTTTTGCTGTAGCTGTAGAGGGTTGGCAAGGATACTATCCATTCAAACATGAGGGTGGTGGCAACATGATACCTGAACAAGTTTTAAATTACATGAAAGATGTATGTAAGTTACCAAGCAGAAAAATATTTCACAATGCACAATATGATATTGGTTGGTTAAGACGAATGGGTATTGAAGTAAATGGTGAAATAGTAGATACAATGATTACAGCAGGAGTCATTGATGAGAATAGATGGTCTTATAGTTTAAATGCATTAGCTAAAGATTATCTTGGTGAGCTGAAGTCCGAAAACGATTTGAAAGAAGCTGCAAAGGATCATGGTATAGATCCTAAAGCAGAGATGTGGAGATTACCTGCAGAACATGTTGGATTTTACGCTGAGCAAGATGCACGTCTCACGTACCTATTATGGCAAAGATTCAAGCCAGAACTAAACAATCAAAACCTGGAGACAGTTTGGAGCCTTGAGAATAAGCTGTTACCGATACTTATTAAGATGAGAGAAAAAGGGGTAAGGGTTGATGTAGATAAAGCTCATCAACTAAAAAAAGAGTTCCAGGCTCAGGAAAAAGAATATCTTTCAAAAATAAAACAGCTAGCAGGACGAGAAGTAGACATATGGGCAGCACGACAAATAGGCGAAGCCTACGATAGATTAGGGATAGACTATCCACGTACTGACAAAACTCATGAGCCATCTTTTACATCCAATTGGTTAGCTAATTCGAAACACGAAATATCAAAATATATAGCACAGGCTAGAGAGATCAACAAGTTTCATGGTACATTCCTGGACTCAATTTTAAAATACGAACACAATGGGAGAATACATGGCGAGATCAATCAGTTACGTAGTGACAGTGGTGGGACTGTTAGCGGCCGTTTGTCTATGGCTAATCCTAATCTTCAACAGTTACCAGCACGTAACAAAGATTTTGGACCAAAAATCAGAGGACTCTTCTTACCTGAAGAAGGATGTAGATGGGGAAGCTTTGACTATAGCCAACAAGAACCGAGAATGGTAGTACACTATGCAGCCTCTATCGGTGATGGATACGAAGGATCCAATGAACTTGTAGAGGCTTACGCTAATTCAGAAACCGACTTTCACCAAACAGTAGCAGATCTAGCAGGAATAGAGCGAAAACAAGCCAAGACAATAGGCTTAGGATTGATGTATGGAATGGGTAAAAATAAATTAGGTATGTCACTCGGATTGTCCACAGAAGAAGCATCGGCACTAATATCCAAGTATAATCGTAAAGTTCCATTTGTGAAGTTATTATCTGACAGATGCATGAAAAAAGCAAATGATGAAGGTGTAATTAGAACAAAAAAAGGCAGAAAGTGTCGATTTGACATGTGGGAACCCAAAGATTTTGGTATCCATACACCAGAAACATTTGAAAATGCATGCTCAAAGTATGGCAGACAGAATATAAAACGTGCATTTACATACAAAGCATTGAATAGATTAATACAAGGATCCGCAGCTGATCAAACAAAACAAGCAATTGTAAGTTGTTATGAGGCTGGATACTTACCAAAAGTACAAATACATGATGAATTATGTTTTGATATAAAAACAGAAGATGATATAAAGAATATTAGGGAAACAATGGAAACTTGTATGGAATTTAAAGTACCGAGTAAAGTAGATGTAGCTTTAGGAGATGACTTTGGACAAGCTTCATAAAAACGAAGTGGCAGGTATCGGATCTGTAGCCTGGCCTACATATATGATCTTCAAAGAAAGATTAGTTCTCAAAAAATTTAAAGATGTAAAAAAGAAAATAGCATTTAACGCTGACTTATTGAAAAAAGACATAGAAAAGAATGGTTTGTTATGTCCAATGGTTATTGATGAGAACGATCAACTAACAGATGGAAGTGATAGATTTAGAATACTTGAGAAAGCAAACATCAAAGGTAGCTTTTTTTACAAAGCAAGAAACAAAGATGAAAAAGTTTTCTTTCAAAAGTTAAATGATCTTACTTGGGATGAACATCCAGACATGTTGAGATTCATGGAGAAGCTGTGGCAAGGTAAGATGAAAAAATACACAGAAAAAGTTACTCACTTATTTACAGAAAACGTAAGAACTGCAGTTCCAAAATAATAGAGAGCAAGAGTCCCCGTACCAAATCAATGATTT